CTTTTAGTATCAAATATGGGAGCCTCTTCGGGGGCTCCTTTTTTTTAATTCCTTATTGAGAATTAGTCTTATTATCAATTATGCCTTACTCAACCACTGGCTCCAACACTGAGCTACAAGCTGTTAATCAGATCCTGGCGTCAGTTGGTCAGGCTCCTGTAAACTCTTTAACGACTGAAGAAACTTTTGTCTTAGAAAAAACAGATAGTTTTGTAGGTTCTATTAGCGGCACCACCCTTACTACTGAAGAAGCTAACATCCCTGTGGGGACGTACATCTCTGGTACTGGTGTAACTAATAACACTTCTATTGCTACCGCAGGTGTTGCTCAAGGTACCGCACCTGAAACCTATGAATACACTGTGAATATCTCTCAGACTGTAGCTAGTACAAATATGCTTAAGTCTGTTCTTTCTTATAAAGTTGAAACTCAAACCAACCCGGACGTTGCGATTGCGTACAATACGTTACTTGAAGTTTCACGGGAAGTACAATCAGAAGGCTGGTCTTTCAATAGGGAACGTAATTACACTGGTCTTCAACCAGGAACGGGTAATAAAATCCTGATCCCCAACAACGTTATCCAAGCAGATCTTAGTCAAGACTACGTATCTAACTTGGGTCGTAATGTGGTAAACCGTGGTGGTTACCTTTACGATACTATTAAACACTCAGATGTTTGGGATACTGGTGAAACTATTTACTTGGATATTCTGTGGGAGTGGGAATATGCTTACATCCCTCAACCTATCCAAGACTACATTGTAGCCAGAGCATCCTCTATTATGTGCAGCAGGACCGTTGGTGATCCTAATCAGTATCAAATGCTGCAACAACGTGAAGCGTATACAAGGGCTATGGCTCTTGAATATGAGTGCAATCAAAACGATTTGACCATCTTTGGTTCTCCAAAAGAGGGTACTTATTATCGTAGCTATCAACCATTTAACGCACTGTACCGATAATGCCCGCAGTAACTCAACTGACACCTAATTTTCTTGGTGGTGTCTCTAAACAAAATGACAGCAAAAAATTAGAAGGTCAGGTATCTGAGTGTATTAACGGGTATCCTGATCCTACCTACGGTCTTCTTAAAAGACCCGGTATGAAGTATATCGACAAACTGAAAGATAGTCTTGGAGCACCTTTTAATAAGACTGCTCTAGATGGTTCTATTTGGTTTTACATTGATCGTGGTACAGCTGGTTCCTACGTTGGTGCTGTTAAAGGTAGTAACATTTATGTGTGGACCCAAGACGGTACGTGGTGTACAGTAACTAATACTGGTTCCAGTTACTTGACTGGCACATCTTCAGACGATTACCATTTCCGTAGTATCCAAGACATCACTGTTATCACTAACAAGTCGGTAACCTCTGCTATGCAAGCTTCAGGTACTTATGTGGCTGGAGCCGTTGCTACACTGAAACTACTGAACCTTGTATCTACTTACGACTACACTGTCACTATTCAAGGTATTTCTTCAGTCTCTACCTCTCAGAACGCCACAACGTTCGATGATATGCTGCTGTACGACAGTGGTAGTGTCAATACCAATCACCACATGGTTGATGATATAGTTAATACCATCACTACTCAACAAGGTGCTGCTAATGCTGATTTCAATGGTACTTGGTGTATTGAAGGATATACTAATAGTCTTGTCATTAAACGCTTCTACGATTCAGTCACACCTGCTAACACTCCTAATCAAATCCTAACTAGTTACGAAGATACTGATCCTGCGTACTCTTCTGCTACGTGGAAAACTCACCCAGCTTCGTTTACTATTGAAGCTAAAGGTGGTCTGAATAACGACGCTTTGGAAGTGTTTGAGGATGATGTAATCAACGTATCTAAACTTCCTACTGAGTCTTACCACGGACATCACGTTACTATTCTGAATAGCGACACTGATGCCGACGATTACTATGTGGAGTACATCGCCTATAACAGTCAAAAAGGTAGGGGCTACTGGAAGGAAACCTTAGCACGTGATGTGTCTCCTGGTTTGGATGCTGCAACCATGCCGCACGAACTAGTTAACACTGGTGCTACTACGTTTACCTTTGGTCCTATCAACTGGACTGGTAGGCTTGCTGGTGATAATGTAACTAATCCAGAACCTTCTTTTATTGGTTACCCTATCAATGCTACGTTCTTCTACAGCAACCGTTTTGGTATGTTGTCAGAAGATAATATCATCTTTGGTGTAGCTAATGACTCATATAACTTCTTTGCTAAATCAGCTCTGACACAGATTGATTCAGATCCTGTTGATTTGAACGTGTCAAGTATCAGACCTGTACAGTTGACTGACGTTCTACCGTCTCCCCAAGGCTTGACTCTCTTTAGTCAACGTCAACAGTTCCAAGTTTTTACCACAGATGGCAGCATCTTGACTCCCAGTACGGCTACTGTTCGGGCTATTTCTAACTATGAAATGGATCCTAACATCTCCCCGGCTGATGTTGGTACCTCTGCTATCTTTATCAGTAAAGTACCTGAGTACAGTAAAATCTTTTCTATTCAACTACAAGACGTTCAACAGAACCCTATTGTTGTTGACATCAGTAAAGTTGTTTTAGAGTGGATTCCTGATACTATTGATGAGTTAGTAGTTAGTCCACAAAACTCACTTATTATCCTTGTTGATAGAAGCTCTTCTTATTTGTATCTTTTCCGTTTCTATAACAACGGAGAGAAGAATCTATTTGAAGCTTGGACTAAATGGCAGGTGACTGGTACGATTCACGCTGCTGATATTCTAAACGATGAACTAGTCCTTGTTATCCAACACGAAGACGAGTACACTTTCCAATCAATTACTCTTGACGAAATTCCGACTGGATCAGTCACTGCTACTGCTTCTAGTACCGACGGTAACGCCTGTCTAGACTTTGCTACTAGACCTGTATCTCCTGGTGGTGGTGTGGATGCAGTTGTATATGATGCATCTAGTGACAAAACTAAAATCTACATCCCATACACTCCAATTAGTACAAAAGAGGCAACAGTCTTGGTTGCTAAACCATCCACAGATGAAGGCTATTCTTTTAAGGTTATGCCTAAAATTGAGAGTGGTACTAACTATTACTACTTTGAAGTGTCTAAAGACTTGACTGAGTTTGCTGATGGTATGGTTGTGGGTTATGGTTATGATTTTGAAGTGACTCTACCGACGTTCTATTATCGACGTAATGAGACCACCACAGACTACACCGCTAACCTTACGGTTGCTAGGGTCAAGGTGTCTGCCGGTAGAACTGGTGCACTCACCTTTAAAACACGTCTAGGTAGTTCTAAAGAATGGGTTGAAGTAAAAGAAGTTACCACGAGTAACGACTACTCTGCAACGGGTAACCCTGTTAAATCGTCCTATCTATTCATCGTACCTATCCATCAACGTAACACTAATTTCGAACTTAAAGTGACAAGTGATTTTCCATACCCTGTATCGTTGGTGTCGATGATGTGGGAGGGTAACTATTCACCTCAATTCTATAGGAGGTCTTAATTATGGCAGTATTTGCAGCCATCGGCGCTGTTGCCGGTATTGCTAGTGGTATCTTGGGTGCCAGTCAAGCCAGCTCACAAAACGCCCAAGCTCAAGCTAATTACGAAGCTCAGAAACGTGCGGCTGAAGAAGCAGCTCGTTTAACTAACGAATACAACGCCCGTGTATTTGAAGCTGATAAAAAGAACTACTATGCTCAACGTGAGTATGAGTGGGATACTGCTATTAAAAACTGGCAGTATAACTCTGGTATCCAAGATTATCAGTACCTCCAAACTGCCAAACAGTATCTAAGTTCTGTTGAAAACACTCAACAACAACTTACTTACAATAGTGTTGCCGCACAACAAGCCCAAGAACAAGAGCAAGCCTCTCTTACTGAAATCCTCAATAGTGCTGCCTTCCAACAGGAAGGAATGCTTATTGAAAGTATGCAGAATGAAGGACGAGCAGCTCTTAGACAAGCTGGTGTATCTCGCACTAAAGCTATTCAAAGCACAGTTGCAGAACAAGGTCGAAATGCAGCTATTCTAAGTGCTAGTTTGATGAGTGCTGGTGCTCAATCACAGCGTAATATGCGTGACATTGAGATGAGTCGTTATGCAGACGATCTTAAAGCACGTAACGCAATGATGATTGCACCTGAGCGTCTGCCTGACATCCCAACACCCATTACTCCGCCGGATCGTGTCTTCGTTGAACCCATGAAAGCAACTGCTGCATTCGTTCCTGCACCTCTACAGCAAAGCACCTTTGCACCTATTATTAGCGGTATTGCTAGCGGAATCTCTTCTGGTGCTAGTATTTACGGTAATCTTAAAAAACCTTAATAACTATGGCACGTATTCAATACCAAAGCGCCGCGCAGGCAGGTGGGTATCGCCCCCTACAGGTTGACGAGCGTAATATCGCTCGGATGAGGGAAGAGGCTGCACGTCAAATTGACGGTATGCGGCAAGCAGCACAGGCTGAGATTCAGTCTCGTCGGGATATTGCACAGTCTATGAAAGAAGACGCTGCTTACACTGCACGTGCAGAAGAGCGTAACTTCCAAATTCAAACAGCAAATTCTAATAGGCAGATTCA